TTCGTTATCGGTGGGGGTTTGGACAGGGCTTTTATGCTTTCCAAGCATGGCGACAAAACTGTCTGGTGTACAGTTGCCAAATTGCAGAACAGCGATGAAGCAGACCCAGAATTTTATGTATTGAATTGTAAGAGTATTTTCGGGTCAATCGGTTCCAGCATTAAGAAGGCAATCAAAAACGATTTTGAAGAATATAAACATACCAATATTGCCCTTGAGAGTTATAACGCCGCTGACATTTACCATTGGTGCATCGAAAGTGGATACCCCACTGAATTAATCACGCCTACAAGTCCGATCCAGACGAACGCATTTCTTGACCTGTCCAACATTGTCAGTGAAGGCAGGCTTCATTTCCCTGATTCCCTGAAGGACTTGGAAAAGGAACTGACCTTCTTTGAATATAAACTGAACAAGTCCGGTTATTTCAGCTTTGGGGCAAGGCGCAAAAAGGATGACTATGTGTACGCCCTGGTATGGGCCATTTATTCATTGAGAAAGCAAGAACTCAATGCCTTTGAACTGGACGGCATCACCTGTTTTTCAAAAAGCCGCCATTCGTCATATTGCTATCTGCGGAATGGAGACTTGATTCTTTCTTGTTCAAACCAGTGTCAGGCGCATACCCGGGTTCAGGAAATGTTTAACCGATACAAGAGCCGAAACGTGGAGAGTGATTTAATATTGCCGCAATTCTTTGAAAGGCGGGTGAAACTTGTCGGCTCAAAGGTTTATCAATCTATTTAAAGGACAAAATATATGCTTTGGCAAAAAATAAATCCTGTCGGGTATTACCTGAACGTCGCACAGGAAAAAGCGGAATATGAGCGAAAAGAAAAATGCAGGAAGCTACTGGATTTTTATCATGACGAACAGTTGCCGTACATTTATGAGCGGCTGAAAAAGCATTTTTCCGATCCTGACAAATTCAGCCTTGCAAGCCTGAATATCGTGCGGAAAATCATCGATGCCACTGCCACAGTATATTTTCTGGACGCAAGGCGAACGGTTTCAAAGGATCAAGACACTTTCGACAATATTAAGGAAGGCGCAAACCTTGGCTTGAAGATGAAACAGGCAAACAGATTGTCGAAACTCACCGGCACAGTCCTTGTTAAAGTTGTTTACCGCAATAACCGTATCGAATTGGATTTGATAACAGGCGATATTGCGGACGTTGAAACAGGGGAGTCGCCGGAAGATATACAGTCTGTAACGGTTTGCTACTATCCTGAATCGGGCAAATGGGATGAAGTGTTTTACAGCAAATGGACGGCTGAATCGGTCAGTCGTCTGGATTACAACTTGAATGTCGTATCGTACATGGAAAATCCGTATGGCACTTTACCCTTTTGCCCGGTTTGGGATTCTTTGCCGCTTGCCGATTTCTGGAACACAAAAGGGGATTCCCTTGTTTCCGTACAAGAGGGCATCAATGAGAAAATCACTGACCTTTTGTATATCTTGCGATTGCAAGGATTCTCCGTGCCGGTGACAAAGGGCAGTTCAGCGGAAATTGGAATCCTTGACCCCGGCCATGCCCTGAATATCCCAGCGGATGCCGATTTTACATTTGAAGCCCCGAATAGCCCCATCAAAAGCACGTTGGATACCATCGATTTCTTGATCCGGCAAACGGCAGTAAGTTACGGCCTGCCTGCATCGTATCTTTCCAGCAAACCGAGTGAAAGAAAATCAGGAATCGCAAGGCTTATCGAGAATGCGGAACTTCAGGAAAAAAGGGCCGATGATATAGCCTTGTTCAAAAAATATGAAACCGAGGTCTTTGAGAAAATCAAGGTGGTGAATAACCAGCATAGCGACAAAAAGATTTCGCCGGATGCCACCTTGGATGTCCAGTTTGCCGAACCCCGGTCTGTAAATATTCAGGAACAGGCGCAGGCATGGGAAACGCTTATGGAAAAAAATGTCCTGAGTCCTATCGATTGTATTCAGAAATTGAATCCCGAATTGACCCGAAAAGAAGCAGAGCAGATTTACCAGTACAACAAAAAACTTAATTCGCCAGACCAAGGCGTAAAACAGGAGAATTAAACATGAGCGCAATGAGTGAAGTAGAAAACACCGGAAACAACACCGATACCAAAGTTGAAAACCAGAATCAGAGTGACGACTCGAAAAAAACGGAAAATATGATTCCCAAAAGCCGGTTTGACCAATTGAATCAGCAAAAAAAGGCGACAGAACAGACTTTACAGGAAATTGCCGAAGAGTTTGTAAATGATGTTCCCGAAGATTTCAGGGATATTGTTCCGAATCTTGCCCCGGCTGAAAAAATAAAATGGATTAAATCGGCACAGAAAAAGGGCTTGTTTACCAAACCGGAAAAGAAAAGCCCTGATTCGAAAACACCGAACAAAAGTAGCCAGCAAATCGACGTTAACAATATGAATGCCCATGATTTGCTGAGCCAAGGTTTTAAAACAAAATAATGAGGAAATAAAAATATGAGTATGACACTTGACCAACAGCGATTGCTTTCACAGGACTATCTTCAGCGGGGGGTAATCCAGACTTTTACCGAGAACAGCGCAGTATTGAAATATCTGCCATTTCTTACGATTAACGCCAACTCTTATGTTTACAACCGTGAAGCCACCCTTCCGGGGGCAAATTTCCGAGCGGTAAACGACAACTATTCCGGCAGTGTCGGCACCGTAGCGCAGTCAACTGAAACCCTGAAGATTCTGGGGAACCATGTTGACATTGACCGCTACCTGACCCTGACCCAGAACACCAATGACGTTAAAGCCCTTCAAACCGCCATGCTTGCGAAGTCTGTGGCATTGGACTTTGACAAAGCCTTTTTTAATGGCGATGCCGATGCGTCCGGCAGTGATGAGTTTGACGGACTTGCGGAACGTCTTGAATCAGACCAACATAACGATTCGGTCGGCACCTTGACCCTTGCTGAACTGGATTCCACCATTGACTTGGTAAAGGGCAATCCCGATGTCATTTTCTGCCACAAGGATATTATTCGGGGGGTCAATGACCTTGTCAGAGCCGCAAATCAGTCCTTGGAATGGGTTGATGGTATGTTCGGTCGTAAAATCCCAATGTATGCCGGAATACCGCTTGTGGCTGTTGAAGAGGACAGTTCCGGCGATGACATTCTGAAATCCGACGATTCAAGCCCGGAATATGACATTTATTGCGTGTCTTTCGGGCCTGACAAAGTTACCGGACTCCAGGCCACCCCCATGAGCGTTATCGATCATGGGCTTTATGGTGGTGGCGTACTTCAGCGGGTAACGATCGAGTGGATCGTAAGCATCATCCTTGCTGGCCCGAAGTCTGCTGCCAGAATGTCGGGTGTAACCATTTAACCGTTTTTAAAATGGGGGGGCAGGGGAAACCTTGCCCCCTTATATAATATAGGTGGTTTATGAGTATTGAAGTTGGAACAAATTCTTATGTTTCAATGGCCGAAGCAAGCACCCATTTTCAAAACCGGATGCACAGTGATACATGGTCGTTTGCCACCAGCAGCAAGGCACAGGCATTAAAACATGCTTGCACGCTTTTGGAAACCCGTGTTCACTGGCACGGCAGAAAGACCGATGCAACACAAGCCTTACAATGGCCACGAATAGGGTTAACGGATTATTACGGAAAAACCCTGCCAAGTGATGAAATTCCGGCAACAGTCAAGGCGGTTCAATGCGAACTTGCCTTGTATTTGATGGAAAATGACCCCCATGCCGTTCCAGGTGGTGTTGACAGCATAAAGTTTGCCGGTTTGAACATTAACACAAAGCCCAGCAATGAAGTCATTCCATCAAAAATATTCCGTCCGATTGCCCTTTATGGGATTTTAATTGATTCAAGCAATCACAGGTTGACACGATGAAAGCACAAATCCGGCGACATATACGAAAAGCCTTTTCCGTCATGGGGGATTTGGTTGTTCTGGCAACAATCCGGCATCAAACCGGCTCACAATTCAATGACGAAACCGGGATGAAAGAAGAAACCTATACAGACCATGATGTAAAGGTTCTGATAACCGATTACGAAAAATGGGAACAGAACAAATTTTCCAGTTTGATTGATTCCGGGGATAAAAAAATTCTTTTGCCCACTGAACAAATCAATTTCCATCCCAAAGCCGGTATTGACCAGATCGAAATAAGCGATACTTGGGAACGGATTATTGAATGTGAAAAAAAACATGATGCGCTTTACGTCATAAAAATATGAAAAATATCTGTTCCCGATGCCCAAAATATAAAAGCTGTTTTGAACCGTGCGCCTTTGTTAGCCGGTTAAAAGAAACCGCAAAGGAAATCTGCCTTGAGTGCCCCCATTACAGCAAATGCCGAACACCTTGTTTCCTTGCGGATTCATTTATTAACGAAAACTCGAAACAGATATTTGAAAAGCCGGTAGATAATGGGGAAATAGAAATTCTTGTTATTTATACGGAGAATGACAGGAAATTTAAACATCAAACCGCCTTGCAATATGAGAACAACCAAGGAAAAACCTTTTCCCCCATTAATAAAATATCCACAGAAGATGTGGAGAATTTTTGGGAAGGGGTTTTTTATTCCGTTAAAAGCATCAAGTTGGGCATTTTTATAGACCGCTTTTTCAATAAAATGAGCTATGCGGATATGGCCGTCAAATATGATACGGAAGAAGAAAACGCAAAAGTTTATTATATGCTGGCAAAGTCTGAAGTGTTTGAATTTCTCGAAGCATGGAACCATGAAAAGCGGATATACGGTTACAGGAAAATAGCCGAAACAAACATAAATCAGTTAAACAAATTAAGTATAAGGGTAAGGGCGTTTCTTTTACATCATTGTTTCGGTTTGGCATATAAGGAAGTTGCAGAGGTTTTGGGGGTTAACCATGCATCGGTTCAAACTTATATTGGGAAATTGAACAAAGATGTTGCCGCCGGGGTTCCCATAATCAAATTTGACGATGATATGAAGCCGGAAAATGTTCCGCACATGGAAAAAGCAAGGGCAAGGCAAAAGCTGGGGGTTAAAGCGGAATTTAAGGCAAAAGGAGCATAGCGGTTTGCCGAACGGGGGTATAACAAAAGAAACATTTAAATCAACCACAACGGAAGGCAAACTTTCCATCCTGTTTGACCAGCAAGTTCATATCATTCAATCAATGGACGACATGAAGCAAGCGGACAATTCCCATGATGCGCAGTGTCATACAAGATGGATAAAATGCGATGGTCGATTTAAAAAGATAGAAATCGGTTGGGCAAAGGTGGTGGGGGGGATTTTGATCCTTGCCGTAATTGTACCAATAATTTCCACGGTAATCATACAAGCAATTTTCTAATAATTCCTACCTGTTATAGCATTATGCATATTTTCCTGCCTATTATTTCCTATAAAATCAGTTAGTTGCAAAAGTGCATAAAGAGTGCATAAAAATCAAGCCCGAAACAAAAAAAGGAATCAACTTGCTTCGTTGATTCCCTTCTAAGTTGCCGTTTTTATTGGCTTTTTTTTGGTGCCGAGGGACGGAATTGAACCGCCGACACGGTGATTTTCAGTCACCTGCTCTACCGACTGAGCTACCTCGGCATTGATTGACAAGTG